ATGTACTCTCTCACACCATCCCAGTTAATAAATCTTGACGAGTCCGTGGTATATAAATCTTGCCCATAGTAGTAAACAGCAACCATCACAGCACCTTCTGGATGCGAATGACCCTTGAAGTGTGGTTGACGCAACCCTTTCTCACGGACTACCTCATGATTCTCCCCTATACTCTCAACATACTCAGTAGGGCGAAAGTGTAATGNAGGGTTGTATTTCGCATGGACATAAAACCCTTCATCAACCACACGCTGCCAGTCTTCTTCTGTCATCGGAAGCGGTGTCCGAAGGATTTCCTCTAGGACATTCAACGCCCCTATGACAGATCCCCCCTTCAAGTGTTTCATTGCATTCTTAATGCTCTCACGTTCTACTTCTATCTTAGTATTCACACTCAACCTCCTCATATTCAGCAAGCAATAGACGTAATTGCGCCCTTGCCTCTTTCTCATTGATCATTTCTGTGTCTAATTCAAATGAACTAGTTGATAGTCTATATTGAAAGCTTGTCATGTTATCCCTCTATTCGCCTAATTGCTTTATATCCATCTGCTTTTGTCTTTGTACACATATTATCAATAGCCATAATAGCTCTCTCAAGCTCGTTGCGTGGAATCCCTTCCTTCTCTTCTAAGCTCCTTTTGTACCTCTGTATATGCATATTGATAGTCTCAATAGTGAAAGGCTCTCTACTGGCTATCTGCGTGCCTGTAAGCCCATCGTTATACTTCATCTTATACCATTTCTCAGCCATAGCTTCTGATACATATCTGCGCTGACCTGTACGAAGCCCATACTTAATAGCAAGTCTGCTCACAGTAGCGATGCTTATGCCTAGCTTATCGGCAATGATTGGGTACTTAATACCATCTTTTGCCATAGCTAATAGTGTTATATCACGTTCTGATGTTGGCTTCATTTATTAAGTCCTTTTATTCTATACAGATTTACAAGAACAAAGTAGTCATCATCATTTAATGCTCTTGCGCCAGACGCATAAAATAATGCATGAAACGCATGGTTAATATCTTTTGAATGTGTAATTGCATTGAAATAAAACTTAAACATAACCTCTCCTTGTTTTTTAGACATAGCTATCCACCCTTATCCTAGCTGGCATATAAACCAATGAGCACATATGGCGCTCTGCTAAGACTTGGGTGCCCTTATCTAGTGGCTCCTTACAGGTAGGTGCGATAGGTGGTAGATCGCTACAGTTCCTTTCAGCATCACGCACGACAACTGCTATCGAGACAAAGCGTTTCAACTGGTACATCTTTAAGGGTTAATTCACCCTTTGCTAGTTTTGCTTTACTGACTGATTAGCCAGAAGGAGGATCTCACAAGAACCGAATTGTTGCTTTATGTAAACCATGAGCTACAATTTCGCAGCCGCCAAGCTACGATTGCCCCATCTTAAACGGTGGGGTTTTCTTTTGCAAACTATTTCACCAACACATAAGAATTACTTAGCGGTTGCATTACATGGATGAATAATGATCATGCCGAGCATGAATGAACATGACCTGCAACTACTACTACTCTATTACCATAACAAGAAGGGCAAAGCCTAGTTACCTAGGCTCAACGTCAACAAATCTTGCTGCATCAGCTTCCATCTGAATATCAATCTGTTGCTTACGATAATCTTCTGCTTCTGCTTCACAGCCATTACACACCCTTTGATATGGATCGTCATCATCAATAACGAACTCCTTATAACAAATATCACATATACTGTATTCAGGTTCCATAATCTACTCCCTTAACCAGCCAATGCTACAAGCGAATCAAATGCCTTCTGCTTACGCTTGGCTCCTTGTTGCATGATGGAATGCTTATGAGAAGCTTCCATGCTTCGTGAACGATTGTTGTGGTCAATGTCATATGTGAATGCATTGAGCAAGTTCCAGTAGTTATCACGATTCGATGATAACTCAGCACCAGCCGATGTTCGCATAAGCACCTTAATCTGTTCGTTGCGTTTTAACCAGCGGTCACGACTACGTCCTTTTTCTTCTGGATAATCACCATACAACTCAATGAAGGCTCTGTTGTAATCACCATCAGTATTGATTGGGGTTTGTGATAAGTATTCAACCTTCTGCTCAAAGTCATCTGTTGCAGCAGACATTAGAGACAAGCGCGTGTCCATTTCTTTAGGCTTAAACTCTGAGGAATGCCGCACGTTCATGTACAGATTTGCCTGCTTAACAGCTAAGTTCAATGCATTCATACATGCACAACGCATGGTTGATAAGAACGTATGTGTTGCTGCTGAACCATCAGTCGAAGTTACGAAGTACATGTAATAGTCAATCAAATCATTTCCATTAAGATTGAATGATTGATGAATATCAGCACGCCCCCAAATAACCTTACCATCACCGTATGTGCCAAGGCGATCCATTTCAAAGCCGTACTTATCCACTGCAATCTGGAATGTATCTAGCATGGTTGATGGTTGAACTACTTGGTATCTATCTGATACAACACCAAGCACTGTACCTGTCTCAGAATTGATAAGGGCTTTCTTCCCTTCAATTGGCTTAGCCTTTGACTTCCAAAAGCTATCCTTCTCAATATAGGCAAGCTCTCGTTCTTCAACCTGCCAGTTAAGATTAGCCTTATCAGCCCATTCATCTGAATTATGAATGTTGCTTACATTAGTTCCCATGTTTGTTGCTAATTTTCTAATAGCCATTTCCCACTCCTTTTACTCGTTATTTATTCCTTGTTGACTGCACGCATGATTGAAATCATTTCACGAAGGTTGTTCTTAGACTGTAATCCAAATGCTGTTAGCTTCATGTCAGGATGCTGTGATGACATTGGTAACATCTTCCATAGGAAATCAACTACCTTCTCATGGCTATTAACAGGCACTCGTTTTACGCCATTGGTTTCATCTAATGCTTTCTGCTTACATTGATCGCATAAGCCGCTATATGCTGGTACTATCTCAAAACAACCTTTAGATTCACAGATTGTGACTGATTCATCCAATTCAACTTCGTACTCTTTTTGTTCTTCCATTATTTTATCCTCTATTGTTTTTTTCAGATTGTGTTTTTTCATGGTGACACTTTTTACATAAACATTGATATGCAGATACATCTTCATCAGTGAGGTTGTGAAGAAACTTCAACACGTCCTCGTCACAATTAAACCTCCCTGCTGGAACAATGTGATCCATTTCAATTGCTGGTTTCCATAATGCTTCGCCTTTATCAGGTGAAACTACCCAATGATGTTCAGGGAACCATTGATTGCATATTGCACATTGATATTCCCATTTCACTAGCTTCCCTGTCTTGGTGGTGAATCCTGATTGATTCAATCGCCTTGCAGCTTCCTTAGCTTGTTTCATTGGAATCCAATAGCGGAAGGCATTACGAACATGTGACCTTAATGTGCTCCAATACTTAGCCTCAGTCCATGTGCCGCCGTTACGTGGTCTTGGGACATTGTTCTTACGCTTTGCCTTAGCCATCTGATTGTGATGTTCCCATTTCACCTGCCAATGCAGCATAACCAGCCATATCTACGTAACTGTCAGTATGGTCAGGGCTATTCATTGATCGACATGTTTTTAATAATACCATCATGGTAGCTACATTTACTGGTGTAACTTTGTGTTGAAGATAAACCGTCCACATATCAGCAATATGCTGAAAGCTTTCATAAGGATCTCCATATTCTTCTTCTCTATCCCCATTGATAAGCCTATCAGCTTTCTCTAAGATTTCCTCTCGTTTCATTTCACTCTCCTTTTATTGCATCATCAATTGAAATTTCTGGAACCCTTGGAAGGTTTGCCACATGTGTTAAGAATTTAGGGCCACTTGCGTATGCAAATGCTCTCAAGCCAGTTCCTCCGTTTATATCCCTGTAACAATGTTTCTTGAATTGACAATAACTGCACATCGTAGGCAGCTTCATATTGCCACTCTTTCCATCAGGAACAGGAACATCACAACGATCAGGTTCGTTTGATTCTTCCACCATTTCTTTAACATGGATTGCTCTTGCACGCATATCAGGTAAATATGCATTCTGAGCCCTTGAGAAGCACATGTGACCCAACTGCTTATCCCAAACCAGCCAGCCAGCTACAGGCGCTCCCATGGCTTCTGAGTATGCAGCTAATTGAGCATAGTAACCGAATGCATCATTGTTATGCAATGTGCCTTCTTTGAACTTCTTGAATGAGAAGGACGAAGCAGATTTAACGTCATACAATTGTCCATCAATAAGGCAGTCGATATGACCCTTGATTCCCTCAAGCTCAACTTCCTTCTGTTCATCTGTTACTTCATAACCTGCAAGCTCAACGAATGATAAATAAATCAATTCGATAATATCACCGAATAAGAACTTGAGTTTTACTTCTGGACGCAGTGATTCCTTTGGCGTGTCCTTGCGTACTGAATACCAAAGCTTTCTATCACCTTGCCCTAATGATGACAGACGCAGCTTATGCTCACGTTGAGGCTCCTCAAAACGCTCTTTCAGTGTCATGGCAATGTTATGCCCTAACTTCTGAGCCCATTCATCTGTGATCTCAGGTGGGTTGTCCATCATGGTATAAATATCTTTTACTATTTGATGCATTATCTTTTCTCCCTTGGTTTATTCTTACGGCTGATAGCTACAATAGGCCAGTTACTCACCCTATCTAAGTCGCATGCTACTGTGCTCTCTCACGTATTCTCTACGAAGAATGTATGGCACTTGCCAGTGTCTTCAACCGTGTAAGCGTAGCTATCATGCGTAAGAATGAGCATATTTAGTGTCGTACTCAGGACTTAATAAGCATGAGCCACTAGAAGTGGGGGAGGGAGGGTGTGACCCATGCTTAACTGGTTACACTACCTTTAGAAAGGAACCTTGTCTGATTTGGTTAGACCAATTTTATCTTGCAAGAAGTTTGGTAAAGAGTCAAACACTTCCTGATCAGGATTCTCCAAGTCAAAGTATTTAGGTGTATTAACCAATTCAGGAACAGTCATGCCCTTCATTAGTTTAGAACTTCCAATCCATTTATCCTTCCCACCAGCAGTCTCACCAATTTCAATAAGCAATGCTTTACCAACCAAGTCCTTAAAGCTTTCAACTTCTTCCAGTTCCTTGGGTGTGTACAATGCATTTAATACCTTCATCAACAATGCATTCTTATTGGTTGACTTGGTAAATTCCTTGCCTAACCAGCGCGGTTTATCTGTACCATCAATAGTGATAGTCTCTGTAGGTAATTCAAATTCAATCCATACCTTATCTTGGATTTTTGTTTCACCTTCAAATGTGTTTTCTTGTTCACCAAGGTCAATAACATTTACGATACGTGCTGGGTATGTGCCATCACCAATACGTTCAAAGTCCTTTCCTTTGAAGTCATCTAAAATTCCCATCTTTGTTCTCCTTATTTATGTCTCATATTGAGATTGTTTTAATTGAAGTCGAGTTCCTTCTTCGACCTGTAGCTAGCAGTCGTGCCATGCCATAGCATAGGTACTGAGCCAGTCGGCCCATTCCTATTCTTAGCCACAATCACTTCTGCCATTTCATCCCCATGGTCATCTATAAAACGCCTTGGGAATAAAATTGTGTCCGCATCTTGCTCAACTGCACCAGATTCTCTTAGGTGAGCCAGAGTCGGTATTTGTCCATCAGCTTCACGGTTCAACTGACATAGTAGTATCACCCCACAATTCAGTTCCTTTGCAAGCTGCTTAAATGTTCTTGTCATTTCAGCAATTTGTTCTGTACGATTCTTACGTGCATTTTCAGGAGTGAGAAGTCCAACATAATCAATCATCAATACATCAACACCATGCTGTGCATTATGCCTACGTGCCTGTGCTGCAATCTGACTGGCTGATCTCTTTGGGTTATCATCAATATAGAAATTCAACTGACTCAGTGTTTCAACTGCATCGGCAGCTTTACGCCATGCATCTACTGATTTGACTGCACCAGTCCTCAAGAGTTTCAAATCCATATCTGATACGGTTGACATCATCCTGAAACCAACGCTCTCATTATCCATTTCAACTGATGAAAAACATACGTTATAATTCACTGCTGCATTGAGGCATATACCCATTGCAATGGCTGTATTGTGTGTAACTATATAATCGCCAGTAACATATAAGCATCTATCATGGTCGACTGATATGCACTGTGCTTCCTTCTCACCAACATAATCAATTGATATAATGTTTAATCGTTGTTCACGTGTTTCTCTAACACGATCTTTTTTACAAGGTAATGTAACTAGCTTTTTCTTATCATTACATGATATATACAAGCAATAGTTTCGCTTTCCTTCTAATGATTTGTTCTTATAGGTATAGCTTGGTATTCTGCTACTCATAGAACAGAAGCATCCAAGTGATCTTGCAAGCAATTGGAAGTCAAGAGCGAGCTGCTTACTCGATGTCGAATAAGTTATTGATCCTGTTTTTTCAACAGTACCATCAGTATCTATAAGGCCATTGATAAGATTTAATCTTGTTGACTTAGTTGCTTCAAGATATTCTTTTGGTATAAACTTCTCAGAAGATAGCTTCTTATAAAGACCAAATTCTTTTATGGCCTCAAGGAGCCAATTCCTTTTTCCTTTCACTGTTGTTAATCGGTACTCTCCATTAGAATCATGGTGCAATGAAACATCATTAAGCATTGAAGATATTTTATTAAGTATAAAATCCTGCGTAGATGAAAGTCTAATACCGCTTCTAAAGCTTCCATCACCAAGTAGTACACCTAATAGGTATGGTGGTATTGAAATATGGTCATCAATACCAAAGTCCCCACTTACTTGTGGTATATGAAGTCTATTCTTATAACTTGGCTTATTCATATTATCAATAAGCCATTTTGTTGTAACAACTCTTGGCTTCTTCCACTTCCTAAACATAACTTCCCATTGATGCTCTAAGCCTGCTTCAACAGTCCGACCATCTCTGAAGGTTATTTTGAATATAGGTTTTTTACCTTGTGGATAAATACCAATTACATTTGATGGCTTTCCATCAATAGATGCTAACGAATCGTTCATTTTAATGTCTCCCATGCGTTTAGTCCTACCACATGAAAGTAACACAGTTGAGTCTAAAGTCAATTCCTTACCCATACTTGGTCTACCTGCAATAACCATGAGGTTCTTACGCTCAATTCCACCAATTAGGAAATCAACATCTTTGAACCCTGTAGGTACAAACTTCTTATTATCCTTTGATTCAAGATTCTGATATACATCAGCTACAATCGTGCTTGCCTTGGTATAGCCACTATCAGCATCACCAATGGATGACTTCATCAGCTCATTGATAATTGCATCAGGGTCTTCGCCATTGTCTAACGCGCTGTGAGCCATTGATAGCTGGCATTGTAGTGTTCGTATAGCAAAGCCTTTAGAAATCTCTTTAGCGTGCTTCTGAAAGGCTGCTGTGTACACATTGTTCAAACAATCAGCTAGCAGATCATCATATTCACCATTGAACTTAGCACCAATGGTAACTGGGTCTATACTTCCAGCGAGCATTTCCTTCCATACATCGCCAAGACGACCATCAGCAAACTCCTCTGGCTTTACTGATACCTTGCCAATTTCATCAGGAAGCATGAAGCATGTTCCAATAAATGATTCTTCAATTGTTGCCATGGGTTATTCTCTCCATTCCTTGAAAAAAGGCTTTTCAACTTCACCAGAGCCACTGCCATTTGTTTTTATTATTTGCACGTGGTCTTTACCAGTGTCTTTATTATGACAGATGCGTACATCTACGCCTGTTTCCCGGCCATTTATGGTAGCATAAATACCACTATCTTTTGTTCCAAGCCGTGAGGCTTCTCCACGATTACCTTCTATTGTAGCTCTAAAATGTGCCATTGATATTCCTCCCTACATAAATTCATAGTTCACCTGCTAAAATTCTAAATGTGCCTGCATCATTCCAATGCATTCCATCCCATAAGTGAGGCGATTTACTACCATCTGGATAACCAATATATTTCACGTTGCCATGCAGCATAATGTAATAAAGGCCATTCTTTTCATGCCATGCTTCATATTCATTGCCTTCAATAAAGCCATTGCCTGACTTGGTTGGCATTACTAATAAATGACTTGGATATTCACGCATGATACCTCCTATAATTCAGTAGGCAGTTCACCCACATTTGAATGACTAATAGTTTTAGGCTCATCAAATTCATCCTCCCATCTATGCTGATTCAACCATGTTGAAGGCATAGGGATGAACTTGCCTCCATCCTTCGTCCATTGCTCACTAGCTTTCCAATTACTCAATCCTTTCATAATTTCAGAAACCAATGATTTATTCGGATTAAGTTTTTTCCACGATTTTGTTGCAGTAAACTTTGCCTGCTTCTTGGGATAAGCCTTCCAGAAAATATCGAAGTCTAATGTTCTATCAGGCTTGGTTACCAATACTTCTTCAACACTCTCAAGATGCTGGACATCTTTAGCGGCAGTTTTCTTAACAATACTCTGATATTCGTTGTATTTTAACACTGTTATAACATTGTAAGTGCTGGACGTTTTAAGCTCAATCACCTTGTTGTTCTTCAATACATCTAATGCTTTCCTTGCTAAACGCTCAGTGAGATTAAGGTTATCCATTAAATGCTTACGACCTGAAACTAATTGCCCTGTAATTAGGGCGACAGTCTGACCATTAACATCCACCTTCTCACATTTTGTTGAGGCTTCACAAAGGAAATAAATGAATACCTTTAAGATGATTGGATCATCAAATATCCATGACTGTGTTATTTTACGGAATAATCCCACATAACCCACTTCCATGATTATCTCCCATCATTTGTGCTTCCTGTTTTTGAAATACGTTGACAAGCCGACAAGCGACATCAATATCATCAAGAATGATACTAAGTACATGATGACTTGCCATACGAATATAGAAACAGGGATAGCCAGTATAGCTGCTACAATTACCATTGCATGCATGATAAGCTCTCCTTATGCATTGTTATTAAGCTCATAAACTTTCCTTATGAACAATTCAAACATTGCTGTGTCATTTGCGCAGAACTCAGCAGCTTCAACCACTGCATTTGTAATGTACATTTCTTCCATAATGTCATTGTGGTAAGTGCCTTCGTTTCTATCAGCTTCTATGGCTCTTTCGCTCATTCTTCCCATGACGCTTCTCCTTACGTTGCTTAAGCTTGAACTTCGCCTTACGATATACAGGCCCCATTGCTTGCCCTGCCTTTCCTAACATCACGATTAGGAAGGCAACCTTTTCAACATGACCCATGATTCTCCAAATAGCCATTTATGCTCCTTTTACCAGCTTGCTCTGTACGTATAATCCCAATGCTTTCGATAATCAGCATCAATTGATAATTCATCATCAATCATTTTAACTGTGTCTTTCAAGTCATCCACATACCATGGCCCAATTTCTGTGCTGCCAAAGAAGAACCCTTCTATTGGCGGCAATAATTCAATCGCAACTGATGTGTCTTTATACACCTCCATTTCTTCCATGATTGCGCCTGTGTTATTCGCTGAACTAGGATCATAACGCCATCCATTTTGAATAGCTTTGGTTTCCATTCCGCCTTGCTCAAGAGCATCAAGAACTCTTTTACAGGTATCACGTAGCTTTATAAGATCGTCAACATCTACACATATATCCTGACAATCATCTTCACCACATGAAAGATTCTGGATAAACCAGTTATGAATAGCATTAGCTTTGCTCCAATACGCTACTTCAACTGTCATAGTCTTTACTCGTTGGTTACCAGCTAACTTAATAAGATTATTAGCCTTTGGAATAATTTCCCTCGTTTCATCATTATACTCAGATAGATAAATCTCTTTGTTCAAATACATATCTAATCCCATTTCATTCTCCCTTTAATTGATCTGGAATAGATGGTGACTTTTTATAAACCCAACCATCTTTTGCATCCCTTTGATACCATGAACCATCATTCAACCAGATAGTTCCTGTCACTTCTTGCCTTGATAGTCCTCTATCATGCTCAAAATCAATATGATGAAGGAACTTCATTACAGGACTGCCAATAGGCATGCTATATTCAGCAACCATGAATGCATTACGCCATTTATTTTTATAGACAACAATGGCACATAGAATTTCATCGTATGGAACGCTATTCACCACTTCTTCTTTTATATTTATAATCTCAGACATTATACTCTCCTTTAATTACTTGGTCTTGGAACAAAGGTACAACAACATGTACCTTACTCCCCAATCTCCTTTCGCTTGATTGAATCTTGTAGCATTCCAGCTACAATTTCATCTGACCATTCTTTCAATGACCTTTGCAGTGAATCCGAGGATTTCTTAATCCATGCCTGTCTTAATGCTCCCTTAGCAATAACCCTATAATCCTCATTACCATCAATTAACCATTGATTGATAATATGTAATTCTTCTTTAGAACAATAATCTTTAACTATATCGAAGTGATATATGCATAATTCCTTATCGCTATCAGTCATATTATTCTCCTATGACTAAAAACACTGCGAACATGGTAAGACCAAACATAGCGATGAATCCCAATAGCATGAGTAAGCAATAAATCATAAACTCTCCTTGCTAGGTTTAAGAGCATAAGCTGTATGCCCTGTAACGCGACACTGTTTACGTCCATCCTCAATGATTAAGCCACTATCCAGAAGCTCTTTAACACGTCCACAAGCTGCGTTTATGCCTATCCCCATATAATTGGCTATCTCAGCCCTTGAAACGTAAGGCTCAAGGCGTATGAAGATCAACACACGACCTCGTTGTGTTCGTGCTGTGCCATCCTTATTGATTCCTGCATAAGCTTCTCTACTCGTATCACGTACACTCATAGCATTCTCCCTTCCTCGTTATGTATCAGCGCTTGAAAAAAAAGAGACATCAGCAATTAAGCCGATGCCTCCTTGATTCACTTAACCGTTAAGAGCGTGAGATTCTTCTAACTGATTACGTTCAGCTTCATCAGATGTATCAGGGCGACCTGCATCACCATCTGCTTGCTGGAAGAACGTCTTAGCGCCTTCTGTAGCGCCATCATCATCAACGGCATCCCAAAGTGCATCTGCACCTTGTACTTCTTCAAGGTCAACATCGTTGAATATAACGAAGCATGACGTTGGACTGTACTCAGACTTCCAAAGAGCCAATGATGTATCAGCCGACTTACCTGAGAAGTGTGGAAGCTTACCACCAGTCTTAGGGCTTGGAGCACCACCACCATCAACAGGATTAAGGACAATCGTATGCTTAACAGCACCATCTTTAATCAACTTGCCAGTCTCTTTCAATGTAGCCATCAATGTGCCATTGACGTTCTGAATCTTCATATCGAACAGAATACGACTATCTGAACCTTTAATCATGCCCTCGAACGCATTGGACTTCTTCTGAAACTGCATTTGTTCTGCATTAGAAACTACACCAGCTTCTATTTCTGACATTTGTGAATTATTATTTGAATTTGACATTGTTATTTACCTCTATGGTTTTGTGTAATGTATTGTACTACGCAAGCTCAAGCTGCTTGCTGCTATAATGAACCAATAAGCTTAGTTCCACTCCATGATGTCTTGAAACACAACATCATCATCAAGAAGCTCACCCATACCACTCATAAGCCTCTGTAATGCATCTTCCATATCTAATTCCTCAATCACTCCGAACTCGTTAATAATAGCCATCTCTACACTCCTAACTATATAATATATAAAGGGAAGCTTCCCCTCACAAAAAGGGGGAAGCAGCCCTGTACCTCCCAAGACAACAGAACACATAAATAAATATACATAACAAAACTAACAACTATAAGAAATACTTATGTACCATTGACTTGACAATTATATTTTATGACAAAGAATGTGCGGTAGCACGAAGACATTAGCAGATGACAACATTGCAAAGCATTAGCAGTAGCATTACTACTGTAGTGTTAGCTACTACCGCAACTCACTACGTTCGTTGGGTGGTGAGTGATAAAGAATAAACAAATAACACTCATAGCACTTATAACAACCCATTATAACCCATTATAACCCATTATAGATAACCCTCTACTCTCCCTAGTACACTACATACACAGTAGCTAGTCCGAGCAACAGTAGCTATACATTACTGACTGCTAGAACAAGCTCTTACTGCTAGGGGGGGTATTAACGCTATAGAGGGCTTACTATAATGATATTCGCGAACTATTTTCTACAGAGACATTACATATCTCCTCGAACTATTTTCTACAGAGTATTTGTAAGCGCCTCCCTTATGTCATGTAGCTAGTGGTAGTTGACATAGCAGACTATGTTATGTCAGGTATCAATTGACTTCCTTGGTATGTTATGCCTATGATGCAGCCATGGCTGGATTAAATAATGTAAAAGCATACACAGAGGATTGCCCTCCAAAGGTTTTGAAGGTTACTAAGGTTCATGGTAGGGAATTATACCCACGTGAATTTGAGTGGATGGAGGCTTATATGCAATGCGGTAATGCTAGTGAAGCAAGTCGCATGATTGGTATTGAGAAGTGTGTTGCTCAGTATGGTCAGCAGATGCGTAATAAGCTTTCCTTATACATTCAGGCTAACCTAAAGGAAATGATTGGTAGGACGGCTCCAGTTGCTCTTGAGACAGTTCTTGAATTGGCTACTACATGTGGTGATCCGAAGGTGCGGTTACAGGCTGCACAGGACTTGCTTGATAGGGGTGGCTATAAAGAGGTTAAGAAGATTGAGGTGAGCGTTAAAGACAAGTCTTCTGATGACCTTGATAAAGAGATTGATGCTTTGCTACAACAGGGTGGCATAGTCGAAGCTGAGGTGATAAGCGAATGAGTGCTATTTTTAAGAAGATGATGGCCTTGCTAGTTGATACAAGTAAAAGTGCTTCTGGTTTTTTACCGAGTGGTGAGAAGAAGGTATTAGCCAAAGCTGTTAAGAGTGGCGCTGTAACAAAGCCAGAGCTTGATAAGCTTATGATAGTGAGCAAGAAGCTAAAGAAGCAAGCAAAGATTGATAGTGTCGGTTCAGACAAGCCTAGGTTCAAGGCTAACCAAAGAGCTACAGAGCCATTAGGCACATCACCTACAGCAGAAGTTAATTCATCACGTGGCTTATCAGCCGATTCACTTGGCTCCGTTAAAGAAATGGAAGCAGAAGAAACTGCCAAGACTGTCATAGCAAAAACACGTAAGCCACGTAGTAAAGCTCGTAGGTTAAAGGCTGATAAAGCTATTGAAGCTTCTGCTAAGAAAGGCTATGACGTTGGCGATAAATTCCTTGCTAATAAAAAAGCACAGATTTCCTTGGTGAATAAACGTATGAAATCTAATGAAAAGCTTTCTATGGCTGTTACCAAGGCTGGCGGCGCGTTGAAGTTTGTTAATTCCACTACTGGTCAGAAATGGATCAAACGCGCTATAGCACGAAAGAAATAAGGAGATATACCCATGGCACTTCCACTATTAGCAGGAGCAGCAAGCTCATTACTACGCAGGTACGGCTTAAAAGCCCTTACCTCTGAGGGTAAGAAGAAGCTCAAAGAGAAGACTATTAAAGGTTTGACCAAGCCAAATAGAACAATGTTCCCCCCATCAGTTGTTGATAAAGCAATGAAAAAGGCTCGCCGCAAACAAGTTGCAGGCAACATTGGCGTTGACGTTGGTGGCGGCGCTATATTGGAGTCTATATTCGCTGATGAAGACATGCCAGAAGAAGCTTCAAAGCTTGGTGATTACATCAAAAAGAATAAGCCTAAGCTCTGGAAAGAGTTTCAGAATTCTGAGTATGATGACATTAAGAAATTCTTGAAATCAAAGAAAGCTTAATGGCAGAACTCACCATTGAGGAAAAGGCAAAGCTTGCTGAGCTATTATCTGAGCGCGATAGACGTGTACGTGAGAATCGTATTGAGCTGTTCAAGCCTTATCCTTACCAAAAGAAATTCTATGCGGCAGGTGCAAAATATAAGCATCGGTTACTTATGGCTGCAAACCGTATTGGTAAGTCTTATGGTGGTGCTGCTGAAGTAACGTTCCACGCAACAGGTTTATATCCTGATGATTGGGAAGGTCGCAGGTATGATAAGCCTGTAAAGATTATTGCTGGTGGACAGACTACTGAGCGTACACGTGATATTTCACAGAAAGAACTGCTTGGCGAACCTAGTGACCCAGCCGCGCAAGGCACAGGTGCAATACCAAAGCATCTGATTATGGGGACTACTCGCAGAGCAGGTATTCCCAATGCAATTTCCAGTGTGCTTGTTAAGCATGTTTCAGGCAAGAACAGTAAGATTATGTTCAATACCTATGAAGCAGGCAAGAAAGCATGGATGGGTGATAATGCTAATCTTGTATGGCTCGATGAAGAACCACCAGAGGAAATCTATACACAGGCGCTTCGTGCCATTGTTGATTTGGATGGTGATCTAATGATGACATTCACGCCTGAAAATGGTGTAACCAACATTGTTAAGCAGTACATGCAGGACTTACAATACCATCAATACCTACAGCATGCAACATGGGATGATGCTCCACATATTACAGCCTCAGTTAAAGAGCAGATATTGAAGTCATTGCCACAGCATGAGCGTGATATGCGTTCTAAAGGTATTCCTGTTATTGGTTCAGGGCTTGTATTTGGGGTTATGGAAGAATCCATTACATGCGATCCATTCCAGATTCCTGATTATTGGCGCAGGATTTCAGGCATTGATTTTGGTTATGACCACGCTACTGCATGGGTAGATATTGCAATTGACCCTGACTCTGGCTGCTATTATGTTGTTCAGGCAACCAAGGTGAATAAGACTGTCATCCCTGAGATATGCTCCATCTTGAAAAAGAAAGGCGCTAATAAGGTTCCTGTTGCATGGCCGCATGATGGATTAAAGCATGACCCATTCAGCGGTAAGACATTCCGAGACATGCATGAGCAGGAAGGCTTGAAGATGTTGCCTGATAAATTCTCTAACCCACCAAGCGCAGGTGCTATGGAAGGTTCAGGTGGTAATGGTATTGAAGCAGGCATCGCATTCATCCACATGATGATGGATCAAGGCTTGTTCAAGGTGTTTAGAACACAAGAAGAATGGTTCCAAGAGTTTCGATTATATCACCGTAAAGAGGGCAAGATTGTCGATAGAAATGACGATTTGATGGCTGCAACACGCTATGCAGCTTGTTCTGCCAGATTTGCAATTGTAATTGGGGCAACGTATGGTGCGTACATTCCGCCAGCAAATGAATACGCTGATGGATTGGTTGCATACTAAGAGGTGAGCATGGACGACAATAAAGACGACCTATCGTATGTTAATGACATGTGGGATTCCTCATCCATATTCGTTGAACAACAGGCAGCGCAATGGGCTCAAAATGAAGCCCTTATCAATGGTAACCATCTAACACAGCGCAAGGTTGGGCGTTCTGCTATATTCGTGCCAAAGATTCCAAGCTATGTTAAACGTAAGCTTGCTGATTTCGTTGGGCAGTTCGTTGGTGATGAACCAGTAAGCATTAAGCATACACTGACATCTATGCCTGTAGGCGCAAAGATTCGTCAGCGTGTGCATAACTACTATGTTCGTAACGTTCTTGATTATGAAGCATTGATTTATAACGCTGGCTACTGCGGACTTGCTTATAACTACGCTCCTATATTCCTCGATTGGATTGAAACGATTGAGCGAGAAAAGGTCAAACAACAAACTGGTATGCCTGATGGCACAGTTGTTGAGGAAGAAATTGAAGTTGAGGCCGTTGTTGAGAGCTATCCTACTGCAACAGTGCTTCCACCAGAAGATACCCGATTAGATCCATCCGTATCGTGGGATAATGTTGATGATGCACGCTATATCGGATTCAGGATATTCAAGTCAATGGCTTATGCAGAATCAATGCATGAGAAAGGCTTATGGCCTAAGATTGATGAAAGCTTAGGACAACAGGCTCCTGATACAGGTGATTCAAATATCCTTGGCAATGAGCGTAAGAGCAAGGCAAGCCCATTCCAGAATAATCCGTACATTGATGTTGATAACGAATTACTCGAAGTGCGCTATCACTTCTTCTTCAAAGAGACTAAGGATGGCTACATCCCTATGCGCTCTGTCACTATTGGTGATATTCAGACGGTTGAAGAACCTGCTGAAATGGAAATCAATTGGGGTGGCCATAAGCATGCATGGCCATTCACACTGGGTCAGGTAACACCTAAACCATTTGAACAACATTCTGCTGCAATCCCTGAGCAGGGTAAAGACTTGCAGATTGAAGTTAATGCTATTCGTAACCAACGCCGTGATAATGTTTCATTGATATTGAATCCTGAGAAATATGTTACTCCTCATGCTGGCGTAACCCCTGCACAGTTAGCATTTTCTTACCCCGGCAAAATTGTGTCAGTGGATAACCTTAACGCTATTCAGTGGCAGACTGTTCCTGATGTGACAGGCACAGGGCATAACGAAGAAACTCGTGTTGAATCTGATATGGACAGGCTATTTAGTGAGGGTCCGATGCGCCAAGGCGTTTCAGGGCCACGCAAGGAATCAGCTACAGCTATTCAGGCAATGAGCCAGAATGCCTCTGCCAATACAGGCTTGGACACAACAATGTTTATGACTAGCTGTATTCGCCCATTACATGAGAAGCTTGGGAATGCTATTGCCCAAAAAGCTCCTGAAGAAATCTTCCAGATGGCTGCAAAAGAAATGGATGTAATGGCTGGGATTGATCCATATTTATCTGCTGTGCAGGGTGAATTCACTTATAATGTGTATGCTACGTCAATGCAGAACGATGTTCAGAATGAACTTGCTAATGTCAGTAACATGACAGGCTTGCTAATGACATTGTATGGTAAGAATGCAAACTACAAGCCATTGGTTGATAAGCTTATGGAAGCTGCTGGTTATGACCCTGATTCAATCATACCTAACCCAATGAACATTGGCTTGCCCGACCCAACACAATCTGATATGGGTGGTGTTGATTCACAAGGCACACCGTCTATTCAACCAAGGGCACAATTTCAAGGCGGTGGTGCTATGGGCGCAGGGAGTGGTAATCAATGAGCTTAATTCCACAGCAAAGACGGCTTAAAAAGCATTTGAAGGTTGTCACCTCTGACAATGAATACCTCAATGATTTGCAGAAGCGTGATGCATACCTGACCAGTATTAAAGACTGCATGGAATCACCATTCGGCGTTATCCTTATAAATGCACTTGAAGCTATTGAAGGAAGCGCGCTTGAATCATTATATCAGACCAATAGTGATAAAGAGACTATGCAATCAAAGGCTGAGATAAAGACAGCTCGCTTGCTAAAAGCAACTTTGATGGGATATGTTTACGAACAAGAAGTATTTAAGAACGCATTGAAACAATATGCAGAAATGGAACAAGGAGAGCCTGAACATGAGTAAAACATTTAAACGACCAAACGATTTTTCGTACAACGCAGATTTGAAGTCATTGCAATCTGGCATTGAGCATTTGATGGACGTTGTTGAAGACTTGCAGGATAAGGTTGAAGCCTTGTCTGCTAAAAAGCCAGTTAAGAGAGCTGCTACTGCGAAGGCAGCGCCAAAGGCTAAAGATAAGGCTAAATAACCAGTTCGTGTGAAGGCACGTTAAATACTTCGGTTACAGGCACGATAGTCCTATTACGAGAAAGTACACTCGGAAAAACGGAGGAACGATATGGAACCAGAACAACTAGAAGCTGCTGCATCACCTTTTGCAGATGACCCAGAAGTATTGGGCGCTGAGATTGAAGATGAAGGCCAAGAGCAAGAAGCTATTGAGCCAGAGGATGAAATCGAACAAGAGGATGATTTTGAAGGTGAAGAAGATGGCTTCGATGAAGAACCTTCTGACGATGATAAAGAATTATCAGATGAAGAAATCGAAGAATTGCTTAATGACCTTGACGATGATGGTGAAGCAGAAGAAGAAGTCCGGACCGTACCTCATGCAGCTTTGCATAAAGAACGTGAGCGCCGCAAAGAGGCACAACAATATATCCAAGCCCAGCATCAAGAGATTGCAGGGTTCCAAGGCAAGCTCAAGGAGTTTGAGGATAGCTTTGCATCCGTTGAGAAACAACTTGCAGAACTTGGATTGGAAGATGTTGTCAAGCTTGAGAAGCCACAGCCCGATGACCCTGAGTTAGCTGCGTACAAGGCACAGCAAGCACAGCAGGCTAATGAGCAAGAAGTTCTCAAGACTGTTGGAGACATTCGTGAAGAAGCAAGTAATATGCTTCAAGAATACCCAATGGTTAGTGGTGAATCGCCAGAGCATGAAGAAATCGTATTGGGGCTATCACTAGCCGCTATGTATTTCGGAAGCGATGCTGAAGAAGCTACTACACGTGCCATGGAAACTTTGAACAAAGCGCTTGCAGCCAAGAGCAAAGCTGATCTGCGTCAACGCAAGCCAGCACGTAAAAAGGTTGCGTCTAGTCGAAGTGTCAAACGTCAAGGTAAGAAACCTATTAAGGTATCTGCTGGTAACGTTAAAGGCGTATTCGATGCGATGGCAGATAAGACATTTGGATAAAACTGTACTTGATTTGCATGCTTATTTGCAGCCTATTAAGACAGAATCAAATTTCTCTGTAACACAGAGAGCCATGTAAGGAGATTTATTATGGCTGTTTTTCAAACGTACCAAGCATCCGCAGGTAACTTAGAGGATTTAATTCCTATTATCTCGATGATTTCACCTACCGATACGCCGCTAACTTCGGCTATTGCTACTAAAAAAGCTACTGGAATGACCCATGAGTGGTTGACCGATTCATTAGCCACACCTGCATTGAACGCACAGGTTGAAGGTTCTGATGCTACATTCGGCACATTAACTCCACGTGTTCGTGTTCCTAACTATATTCAGAATATCCGTAAAACTGGATTGATTTCTGATAACCAAGAAGCTGTATTAAAAGCTGGTATTAAGAGTGAGTATTCCTATCAGCTTGAAAAGGCTACTAAGGAACTAGCATTAGACCAAGAGCGTGCATTCATTCAAGGCGCCCAAACTATTGGGGCTACATCTACTGCGGCACAGATGGGTGGCTTGATGCATTTCATCTCAACTAATATTGAGGAAGGTGTACTAGGCGATAAGACTGCTGTTATCACTGCTGCAACCGCAACAACAATCACATTGACTGCCGGTGATGTTGCTGCAACTGGTGCCGTTATTGGTTCAACAATCTTCTTGAGTGGTGGTGTTGGTAAAGGTCAATATCGCACAATTACTGCTATCGCTGGTGAAGTATTGACTGTAGCTGCATTGGATGTTGTTCCAACTGCTGCAACTACTGTTACCATCTTTGATGTTCCTGCAACATTGACTGAGACTATGGTTAATAATGCTTTTGAAGCATGCTATAACCAAGGTGGATCACCCGACTCTGTATTTGCTCCTACTAAACAGAAACGTGCTATTTCTGCCTTTGGTCAGAATGTTCGCCGTATGACTGCTAATGAGCAATCTTTGTCAAATTCAATTGATGTCTATGAGTCAGATTTTGGTCGTCATGCGGTTAAAACTAACCGTTGGCAACCTGCTGGCACTGTAGCCATTGTTGAAACTAAAGAAGTGGCTGCTGCATACTTGCGTCCAGTTAAAGCTGAGGAATTGGCTCGTACTGGTTCTGCGCGTAAGTTTAATATGGAAGCTGCTGTAACCTTGGAAATGCGTGCTGAGAATTCTTCTGCACTAATCCTTGGTCTTGCGTAAGTAAGGGAATAATTGGGTGGGGAGCAAAAGCTCCCTGCCTTCCTTATTATGGATAATGTAGTACATAAATCAGTATTATCTGGCCCCAATGGTGAGTTCATGTTTGACATGGCAGAAGATGTCACTGGCTACGATAGGGCAAACACAAAAATTAGAAATGAAACTGGTGGCTTTTCAGAGAGTCGTGATAAGCGTATGCTCGTCAGCGTACCACCACGCCTTTATTATTGGTGGGCAAATAAACTAGGTGAGGAATGCTGGCAAGACCCTGCTTTCCTTCGTTCGTTTATTAAAGAGAATCCACAATATTCAACCTGTAATGGGCAAGTGTAATAGGAGTAACTAATGTCATCAGACACAGTATTAAACTTCGTCAATAAGACGCTACGAATAACTGGTGACTATGAGCCTCTAGCAACAGTTATTGGGTCACCTGCAAATATTGCAGACCGCATTGTTGACTACATGAACATTGTTCTTGATGATATTACACGTAAGATTGAGTTCAGAGAACTTATCACACCTTTTATATCAATAGCCAATGGCGTTGATAGTGAATACATTACAACTATACTTACAACAAGGCCAAGATCTTCATTAGGGTTAAGCATTGGCACTATGCCAGTAGAAGAACTAGCTCCAATAGACCTTAATAAAATGCGCGATCAAAATCTTGGTATAAGCGGAACACAATACTATGCTCGTATTTCAGGGCCTAATGGAGAAGCTGGAGTGGATATGTACCCCACACCAGTTCAAGGAACCGAGATCCGCTTATATGCTTCTCAAGAACCTACTAAATTCACTGTTGCAGATGCATCAGTTACAGAAGTGCAAGCAGATGATTTAATTCTTTTAGGCACAATTGCACATATGGATTCATACTCAGGTATGGAGCGTGGTTATATGCAGCTTTATGAAGCTTCTAAGAATAGAGCATGGCGTGATACATATGAACATCAACAACTAAGAGTTCAACCAGAGAGTTATCGCTAATGCCATTACAACCAATACGCAGAGGAGTACCTACTAAGGGCATGAATACCGTTGCTCCACCAAGAGCAATGGCAGAAGAATTTTCACCTGTCTTAGAAAATGTTTGGTACGATGATGGGATTACCCTTCGCCGTAGGCTTGGACATAGCGTATCTAATGCGACCATTGCGCCTAATGGCGGCATTAAGGATATATTCGAGTATTCCTATGGGGCAACCACTAAAAGGTTCATACAAGACCTTACAGGGCTTATTTCAGAGGACACTGGAACAGCATACACATCACAAGCTATTACCTTTGCAGGAGAGATTGGGCATGCATTGCTAAAAGACAAAATACTGGTTGGCAATGGTGTTGCAAACGCACAGCATTATAATGGCACTGCATGGGCTGCACCAACAACTACACCTACGCCTGTAGGCGATGCAACCATTGGTAATATATTCCATGTACATAAAGGACGTTGTTACGCTGCTGGTAATACAGCATTCCCTATGACTGTATTCATATCCGACACATTCACATCAACAGGTGTGGACTATTGGGGTCAGACTGCTGGTGGTGCAGGAGAATTAGGTTATCTGCTTGATTGCTCAGGAGACATTTCTTCTGGCGATTCAATCATTGGTATTACAACCCATAGAGGATTCCTTGTGGTTATGTGTAATAACCATGTTCTATTCTATAACATTACAGAATCATCAACATCAGGCTGGTCATCTTCTTTGTATAAGTCAGTAAAAGGTGAAGGGTGCGTTTCACATAAGGCTACGCAAGCTGTAGGTGAAGAAACAATCTTCTTATCACCTAATGGATTCAAAAAGCTAAGCGTATCACTTATTCAAGGTGATTCTCAGGTTAATGACTTATCTAGCCCTATCAACAATGCTATTAAAGACTTGCTTAATGGCGGCACTGTTGTAACGGCTGATATTCGTTCAACGTACAATCCTAAATATGGGCTTTATATTTGCTCGCTTGGATCTGTTCAATATGCATATCAAACACAATTCCAAGGCTGGTTCAGATGGACAGGCGTTCAATCTGTGTTATTCACTGATTCTGCTTTAGTCACTTATGCTAGTGGCGCTTATATGTGCTCCATTGATAACACTGTATATCAGGACACAAAGGCACCTGCTACTGTAACAGCTATTATGATGCGATGGAATCCAGCCCCATTCAGAAGTCCGCAGCTTGAGCATAAGCCAAGATGGAGAAAGATGGAATTGATTTATGAGACTAATGCAGTATCAGATTCAGTCACGGTTGATTATTATAGAGATATGGACACCAATATGCCTCCTGTAAATGGAACATATACACTTGCTCCAAAACAAGTGCTTGAGAATGGTTTGTATTCGGATCGGCTTGAATTACCAATTGCAGGACGAAGCGAGCTTGTATCATTCGATTTTTATAACGACCAAAACACTGATTTCAGAATGAAACTTGCAGAAGTATATATGAACGATGGGAGCATTCGATGATAGTAGCATCACCATCACAAGAACTTAAACTGGATATTATTGAGCATTCCCATGGAACGATTACCCTTCAAGAACTGAATGATTGTCTTGATGATGGAGTTATTTCAATTCTTGATATTGAAGGCAAGCTTTTCACTGGCATTGCTACAGACGAAGACTCAGTCACAACATTCGGATTCCATGGTGAAATCTCTAATACTCGAATTGATAAGCTTGATAAATTCATGGAAAATTTTGCAAAAGAAAATAATCTTGACATAGTAAGGTTTGGTTCAACTAGACAGGCATGGACTAAACTGCTAAAAGCAAAAGACTACAAGCCTGTTTATACTATATATGAGAGGAAATTATAATGTGTGGATGGCACCCCCTAGCGCCCTTGCGGCATACTGTAAGACATATTGTAGGAAAGAATGCTTATAACAGCGTTGTAAGGCCTGCTGCTAAAATAGGAGCAGGCATAGCAGTCGGAGCCCTAACAGGCGGTGTGGGTGCTGCTGGACTTGCAGGACTTGGAACATTGTCTGCATCAGGAGCCATTGCAGGCGGCTTATCTTCTGGTCTTGCAGGAGGGTTTGGCGGCAAAAAAGCCTTTAACCCCATAAGCAATGTTTTAGTACCGGGCGCGGCTGGATATGCAGTTGGCGGTTCTCAAGCTGGACAAGCTTTCGATAAGGCTTATTCGCTTAATCGAAACTTAGGACAAGGTGTTGTGCAGTCTTTATATCAAGGCGGCAAGGCAGGGTTTGACACACTAGCCTCTGGCGGCTTAGGCGGTGCAGGGAATGCAGCATTATCACTATATGGCTCTAGCGCATTAGGTTCACCTCAAGGTGGCTATATACAGCCTTCTTCATCTGTTTTAAATGGTTTAACTGGTTTGTCGAACATAGCTCAACAACAGGTAGGCGGCGGCTCCAATCAGAATCAACAGAATCAACAAGCTGGTGGAGGCGGTGTAGGTTTTGGNGCTATATCAGGNGTTGANCCATATCAAACATATCAANNNGTAACNCNNAATAATTACCAATAGGAGACTATTATGGATTTAGGAAGCTTATTTAACGGTGGTCTCAGTTTTTTGCAAGGACAAGGAACATTCAATAACTTAGCTAGAGGAGCAATTGGCGCAGGCTTAGCCCATTACTTTGCTCCAAAGATGCAAACAGTAGCTCCTGTATCAAGAGCTCAATTAGATGCTGCAACGCTCCCAGCTATGCGTAGGAGTGCTAATAGACGCATGGCTTACCTACAAGGTGCTCAGGGCGCTAAAGGCGGCATGTCGTCCTCTGATTTATTTGAACGTAATAACCTTCGTACACAGCTTGGTCAGAAGGAAGCACAGCAAATGGCATTCAATGATATTTCTGCACAGCGACAACAAGTAGAAGCTGCACAGAGAGACTATGCGGCACGCATGGGCAGATTTAATAATCTTCTTGCTGGCGGTATTGCTGGCTACAACCTTCTTGATGGCAACAAGAAGAATAAGCAAAATAATAATCAGCAACAACAACCTCAACAACAAGTAATGCAACACCCAGTGGTACAGCCAGTGTTTGCTCCACCAGCATATCAGTATTATGGCTTAAACAATCAGCCTGAAACATCTGGCATTTTAACCTGAGATATTTGACTTTTAAGGAGACATAACATGGTAGTCGCAGTTAATCCAATCACACAACAGCTTGTAGATGCGTCACAACAGCAAGGTGTAGCAACTCCTGATTCTGCACTGCCAGTAAGTGCTACAACATCACAAATGATTGCCCCACAAACAGGCAGCCCATTAGATGCAGTAAACCAATTCATTGTTGGTAAGCATAGACAGGCTGCTGAACAGGCTGCACAAGCTAAAGCTGAGAATGATAAACAAGCCAAGCTTGCTGCTTCAACAGCTTGGTATAAGAAGCAAATAAGCAATCCAAATTCAAAGCAAGGAAAGTTCTTGCGTGATACATACGGAACAGACCTTGAGAAGCTTATTAGAACAGGCGTGATTGATATTACATCAATGCAAAATGAATATGCCAAACATCAAATAAGCTTAGCCAAAGGTTCTGCTGCTGATAAGAAAGAAGCTAACCGTCTAATGAAATTAGCCGAGCAAATGTTTATAGCTAGACCAGAACTTGATACTCCTGAGATTCGTAGGGCTATTGCTCTTGACCCACGCAATACAATTGAAATGCTTGGGCTTGCTAAACAAGACTTAACATCTAATAAAGGCATTTCTTCTAAAGCTATACAAACACGTGCTGGCTTTGATAGGGCATGGTCGGCTAAAGGTTTAGACCTCAAATTAGATCACATGGCTGAACGTTACATTACCCCTGAGATTCGACAGAACCCTGATGCTGTAGCTTCTATCAAACAGAGAGTTAAAGATACTGTTTATGAGCAGGCTAAGCACAGCACAGGCATGCTTGATCTATTCGCTATTACTGAGCAGGTTGTTGCTGACGAGAATAAGAATTTTGCAAGCAACTCTGGATTCGGCACTGATAACAACGGCAATCTTCTTGATTTTGCTAATCCTAGCCCTGAGCTGCAAGATAAGATTGATGCATATACAAATATGATTGAATTTAATGATAATCTACCTCATGCACAAGCCCATGAAAGAGCAATTGAAAGAATAAAAGCTGAAACAGACCTAGGTGCAAAAGAAGAATATGGTACGTTTAGTCAGAATGTTACCGCCCCTATTCTTGGTGCTGCCAATACAGGTGGCGAGTTCCTCAGAAATTTAGGTAGTGATATAAAAGACTACTTCTCTAACTAATGGGATTTCAGGATTTTGTATCAGGCGCAACAGAGCTTCCTAGAGAGTTAATAGGGGGCGCTGCCACTGCGCTTGGTGCTGACCCTGAGAGTACAAGAGAGTTCCTTAATCTTGAGAAAGAGTCGAATACACCTGCCTCACTTTCAGAGCAAATATCTAATAACCCTTCCAAGTTTCTTGGAGAGCTTGTGCCTTATGTATTCCTGCCTACACGATTGTTTGGCAAGGCTGCAAGCAAGGCATTAAGGGCAAAAGCTGTAAAGACTGGTAAGCGTAGTGACAAGCTTAAAGCTGCTGCCAATGAAGTAGGACACATGGGACTAGCTTTTGGTGCCTTTGGTGGTGCACACGAAGCTGCTCAAGCTTCTTTAGAGGATAGGGATAGCCATGTGGTACAACAAGCTATTACAGACGGTTTATTTACCGTTGGCTTTGCTTCATTGGCTAAAGGTGCATTCGTTGGTGCTACCAAGTTCAAGGATAAGGTAGCTCAGTCTAAGTACATTAAAGATACAATGATGGATGCTGGCATACCACCAAAGATGTCTTCTGATATTTCTAAACTATCAAAAGCTGACCGTAGAGCTGCGCTTATCCAATTAGATAATTCTGCACAGAATAGCATGCAAGCACTTTCAGGGATTAGCAAAGAAATGCTCCCTGCTTCAAAATTCAAAGAGATTGGAACACCTAATGGCTGGCTAAACAAAATGTTCAAGGAGTTATCACCAATTAAAGGTGATGCCGCAGAGGCATTAAATAAATCAGTTGAAAAGACTGCTCTAAAGCATGTAGGTGATCGTCCTGCTATTTTACCCAAAGAAGGTAAGTACAACATTGATAAGGAAGCTAGAAAGCCTGTAGCAGAGATTAGGATGTCTGCTGACGACTTAAATTCTCACTTGAACATTATAGGTAGGCATTCAAACAATCTTCGTACACAGATTATTCAGATGATGCCTGACCCTAATGCAAGAGCACGTATTACTCAGGCTCTTGATGTTGGAGGCAGTAAGGCCTTTGAAGCATTGAACCCTGATGAAAAGATTGTTGCTACAAAGCTTCGTGAAGTATTTGACCAGATGGGGCATCACTTAGAAAACCAAGGTATTATCAAAGGATTCCTTCCAGAGTATGTTCCTCACTTATTGAACAAGGTTGGTAGTGAGTCAAAAAGTACATTTCAAGAAATGCTTGATAGCGTTGCAAAGCGCTCACACATATCAACCAATTCAGCTAGGGGCAAGAGACGCTTACCTAATGCCAAGCCATTGCATGAGCGTGAAGACGCATTAACAACAGATATTGCTGACTTAATTCATCTTTATACGCTTGAAGTAGCTAGGGCTACTGCTATGAAGAATGTGTTTAAGAAGATTGATCTCAAATCAGTTCAATCTGGTGAGAATAAGGTTATGTCATTATCACCAAAAGAAAACTTTGTTGAAGTTGATGTGGCTTCCCACCCATCCTTGATAACCAATTACTTGAAAGATACAGAAGCAGCAAAACCTTTTATTAGAGGAATACACGAAGAATTTGTTGCAAAGCATACTGGCATCATTCGAGATCATTATAAAAGCAAAGCTTCATACTATCGTGATATTGATAACTGGAAGAAATCTAATCCTAAAGAAGCCGCCTTCTTAGAAAAAGAAACAAACAAAGCTATTGATAAACGCCTTCCAGAACATTTTGAAGAACTACGTCAAGGCACAAAGCTTTATGTGCATCAAGATTATAAGCCATCCATTGACTTGCTTATGAAGGCTAATAACACATCTGATTTAATGAAGGGTGTAATATGGGCTAACTTCGCATCAAAGAGAGCTTTAATCATTGGTAGCTTATTCCACTTCAATGCATTATCAGAATCTTCGTTGTTTGCTGGTGCTGGTGGCATGGGAGCTGCGGCTAAAGGTGCAGGTGCAGGATTCTTGCTTACAGGTGCAAACCCACTAGGAGCAGCCGTAGGAGCTGGACTAGGGGCAGGAGCACACGTCTTACTACGTACCAAGAACATTGCAGCGCAATTACGTGGTGGCGAGTATGGTGATATATACGACTTCGCTCAAAGATACATTGATATTAAACCACCAAGGGATGTTGGTACTGACGAGTTCTATAATGGCCTCTCAAGCATTCAAGGCGTTATAGACAAGTATGTGCCTACCAATACAGCTAAAGGGCTCTTAAAGAAGGGTACAAAGGCTGTAGGTGGTATTAACAAGACTATTGATGTACTTATGTGGCACAGGCTTATGGCTGGAGCCAAGATAACAGTGTTTCAGCGGAACCTTGAACGACTTACTGAGAAGAATGCATTTCTTCCAAAGATAGAACAGCGCAGTCAACATGAGCTGGCTACCGTAGCTGGGCAATTCACTAATGATGCTTTCGGTGGTCAGAACTGGCGTAAGCTTGCAGAAGGTGTTGACAATAAATTTGGGCGTAGATGGGCAGCAGCGGCTTCAACAGAGGCAGGTAATAAGTGGGCTAACCTTGTCATGTTCGCTCCCGATTGGACTATTTCTAACCTTCGTGTAATTGGAAAGGCTTTCCCTCTTATAAATAAGGACAAGTTAAGCCGTCAGATGTATCAGCGTTATGCGCTTCGTGCAGCTATTTATTATGCAATCATGGGCAGCGCTATTCAGTATGCCCTTACAGGTAAAACAATCATTGAGAATTATGACCCGACCAAGCTTGATTTAGGTGATGGTCGCACCATGACATTTAGTAAACAGCTTATGGAGCCATTTCATTGGATGGCTGATCCAGTGCATGAAACAACAGCTAAACAATCAAGTATTTTGAAGCTTGGTGAGGAACTTGCAACCAATAGACAATACATTGGTGGAGGCAATGGAACGCCTAAAATATGGCATGATGATGAAACACCACTTGAAAAAGTTGGTAATACAGTGCAAGTTGCAGGAAAACATTTTGCTCCAATCTTTATTCAAGACATCGGCAGGAATGGTCCAGAAGGTGTTTATGGGTTCTTTGGGCATCCTATCTATGGAAATATAAGGTATGGATTTAAAAACTCAGATGGCAAGATAGATATGCAGGAGGAAAGATAAATGGCAGGAATTTTAATACCAAACACAAATGGTGGCACCTATACCTTTCCTGTTATTCAGGCTGGCGACTCTGGAAAGCATTTACAGGTTAATGTAACTGAAACCGGATATGATCTTGTGTTCCCAGCAGTAGCTGGCAATGCATCAACTACATTATCAATATCTAACCAATCAATCAATAGCTTAACATCTCAGATGATTTCAGGGGATCAAAGCTTGCAAGCAGGATATTCATCATTGAGAAAAATCATGTT